GGCAACAGTTATATATCTCACTCCTAATCCCCCATCAAATTCTGGAACAATTTTAGTAGAACAAACGAGAACACAAACTACTAAACAGTACCAAAATGATTCAGCAATAATAGGCCCCGCCTTTAGAGAGAATTTTTTCGAGGCAGGATTAGACGAGTGGAAGCCACATACTATAGTAGAAAATAGATACAATAGATGCCTTATTTTTAAAGGTACATATTTTCACGCCCCTACAGTTTCTAGCTTTGGTCATAACAAGGAGACAGGAAGATTAACCCAAGTAGCATTTTTTGAGACAGAAACATGAAGGAAAAAATAGAGTATAAATTTAATGAAGAAGATGTATTGCAGTACCTAAAGCAGTACATAGACAAAACTTACGAACAACACTACGCCAACGGAAACATTCAGGCAACTGAAATAATTTTTGACGCAGAACATGGAATAGGATTTTGTATCGGAAACATTATAAAATACGCCCAGAGATACGGGAAGAAGGACGGACACAACCCTGCTGATCTGTTGAAAATAATTCACTACGCCATAATGCTTTATGGAAAAAAGCATATGGTCGTTTTAGATGGAGAGGACTATGGCACTCACCAGAGGGATTAAAAAGAAAGACCATGAAAAATTAACAGATGCAAACATTAGCAATGTAATTAAGTTGCTAAGTGATGAAAAACCTATTACGAAAAAGGAAGCATGTGAGATTCTGAACATAAGGTATAACACGACCCGACTTCAGAGGATTATAGACGAATTTCAAGATGTATATGAATACAGAGAAAATCGTAAAGCAAAACTTCGAGGTACGGGCGCGACAAGAGAGGAAATAAAATCAGTCATTGAGGAATACCTCGAAGGCAGTAATATTTCTACAATAGCAACGCGTATGTACAGGTCAAATGCTTTCGTAAAAGCAATTATCGAAAGAGTTGGAGTACCACAAAAACTTGCAGATACGGACTATGAAGGACAACGAAACTCTCTGCTACCAGAAGAATGTATAGCAGAAGAATTCGAAGTCGGTGAAAAAGTCTGGTACCCTAGAAAAAACAAGTTTGCAATCATTAAGCGAGAGATTACACCAGAGTATCAGGCATCAATGCCAGGATACATGTGTTATGGAAACATAGACGAGTGTGTAAACTACGAAGATAAATACGGGGCAAAAGGTTATGCACTCAAAGTGCTAGATCCGATACCCCAACACGAAATGGATAAGACTCTGTTTCCGTGGCTTGATGGTAGTAAAGTGGGTTTCCATTCATTTGCCCTAGCGTATGATATAGGCAGTTTAAGGCATCTGGAAAAATATGGAGTTCATTTATAATTGGGTACTACCCTTATGGATAGCAAGTTGGATAATGATTATCTGGCAGATATTCTTACCCTCAATCAGAATTATTGGGAATATTGATAGCGAGCATGTAATATATCGTTGGCGATATATGACTTTCCTGTTATTTGGAATCATGGCGTTCGTCTGTGTGCCTATCATGTTGATACCAGCATTGATAGAGTCTTACAGACAACAATTTATTTATAATTATGTTAGGAATTTAGTTGAAGAAGATGTATGAGACTACAGAAAACCTTATTTGGTAAAATGGCAGATATACACACAATCGCGGAATGCAGCAAGAAGCTTGCCGTATTGCTAGATAAACTCGAAACGATAAATGAAGAAGACCCAATGCTAAAGTATAAAGTCTCTGACTGTAAACAATTAGCAAAGGAGTTAAAAAATGAATCAGAGTTTATTTCTGGAATACGATGAAGCAAAGATACCTGTAATCCGTAACCCATATGAGAGACTAGTCTCTTTGTATAGAGACAGTTGGGATTGGTACGGCTTTGATAAGTGGGTTCTGAACAATGAGATAAGGTCTCAAGCAGACCTCTACTCCCATTATGAGAAAGTAATAACCTTAGAATATTGGGAACAGGACTGTATAGCTTTAGACATAGAACCCATAGATAGTTCTATTTTGATGAAGCAAACGATTTCTAACGACTACAAAAGGTGGTATACAAATAAGTCTTTAATAATAGTATCGAAGATAATTAAGCCAGACATTGATACCTACGGGTATAGCTATTAAAATATAGTTCTTGACATCGCTCTCCATTTTTAGTATAATATATCTATAAATGGAAAAATCATGGGCGATAGATTTTACTTTCAACAACAACAAAAACGGAGACGAAAAGTGGCTTGGGAACAAGAAAAGAAAGAACAGGCGATTAACATGTATGTTAGTGCCGAACCAACTCCAGAAGATAGTATAGAAATCGTTAAAGACATTGCTTCCGACTTAGGCGAGAGCCCAAACGGTGTAAGAATGATCTTAACACGAGCTGGTGTATATGTTAAAAAATCTCCTGCAACTCGTTCATCTAGTGGTGGATCAACTGGTGGAGGTCGTGTATCTGTAGCAGACGCACAGGCAACCTTAACCAATGCAATTCGCGACACAGGCAGAGAGCCAGATGAAACAATAATTAGTAAGCTAACAGGGAAGGCTGCCAATTATTTTGCAGAGATTATTAACTCAGTAAACGAATAACTACCCCTGATCGTGGGGGACAGCAATGTCCCCTGCGTATTTTTACACCTATCAAAAAGACCTCGGTTTTAAGGATACCATTGTTTGGGACGGTAAGAAATAAGTACTAACCCACAAGGAACCTAATGAAGAAAGAGGAGTTTATCGCACAGGTTGATAGATGCGGTGACGCTATAATAACTTATCGAAGTCAAAACAGTCGTAGACTAAAGTATAACGTCTGTACTCTGAATTTCGATAACAAATATATTCAGTCAAAAAGAAATAGAGCAAGACCTAACAACCGACAGGTCTTACTATTCTGCTGGGATACAGACTCCTACAGATTACTCATGCCTGAGAATGTTACTTCTATTGTTCCTTTACAAGCGATCTTGAAAAATGATAGAAATACATGAAGCCCCCGCCGTATTTGAAAAACTAATACATCACAATGAAGGTAAGCACGAGCGTGTTTATCTGACCATCAACACCTTTAGAGACGTCGAGTATTTATCCATAAGAAAATATTACCAAGATTTTGACGAAGAATGGAAGCCTAGTAGGGAAGGAGTATCCATACCATTAGATTTCGACAATAGCAGAAACTTCTTCGATGGGTTAGTTGAGATTCTTTCGCTTACTGAAGTGAAGGATATACTTGAAGAACATTTCAAAGACAAACTCGATCAAATATATTTAGATTAGCAAAAATAGTTCTTGACATCGCCCCCAAATTTTAGTATAATATATACATGAATAGAGATTTGGAAGCATATTTAAGCAAATGTCGCGATCAATACTATCGCGGTACACCCATCATTCCTGATGAGGTGTATGACAGGATAGTAGAAAATACGGCTGGCGAATTTAAAGTGGGACACGAAGCAGACACACGTTTTGCTCACCCATTCCAAATGTATTCACTTCAAAAAGTCTTTTCAAACGAAGACACACCCCCTGATTATCAAAATAAAGCAGTAGTTGCCACTCCTAAACTGGACGGCGCAGCTGTGTCTATTTGTTATGTAGATGGTATTTACCATGACGCATTAACTAGGGGAGATGGTAAGTACGGAATTGATATAAGTAATAAAATGAAGCATATTGCTCCGAGAGCTCTTAGTATGGGTAAAACATTATTCTCTGGTCTTAGACAGATTACAGGTGAAATTGTTGCTCCCAAGACTATTAAAAATGCTAGAAATTACGCCTCAGGCGCACTTAACCTTAAAGATGTAGAGGAGTTTAAAAGACGAGATTTGACCCTAGTGGTGTATGGGATTCACCCCCATGTCGGAGAATACTGGGCTCAGGATATGAAAATGTTAGACAACTGGTTTAATGTTATTACAATGGGCGACTACAATGAGTTTCCACAAGACGGAACGGTGTTCCGCGTAGATAAATACTCATTTTTCAATGACTTCGGGCATACTTCCCACCACCCTAGAGGAGCATATGCTCTGAAAACAAGAGAGAAAGGAATAGTTACAAAACTACTTGATGTAGTATGGAACACAGGAAAGAGTGGAGTAGTAGCTCCAACAGCTATTCTTGAACCTATTGAAATTGGAGGAGCTAATATCTCAAGAGCTACCTTACACAATATTGGATTTATAAATCAAATGGAATTAGAAATTGGGTGTAATGTAGAAGTTATTAGAAGTGGGGAAATTATCCCTAGAATTGTGAGGAGAGTATAATGTTATTGTATTTAGAATCCCAGCTTCATGCAGCGTATAAAGTGTATTGTGATAAAATACCTGAAGGCAATGAAGTAATGGACATAGATGCCTTTAGAGACACCATAGAACTAGACGAAGAATGGTTCGAAGGGTTACTCGAAGAGTACGAAGACAACAGTACAAAATTCACGGTTCACTAATGGCTGGCGGAATATATAATGAAACATACTTCAAAAACTACCCCGAAGAAAAAGAGGTAGACGGAGTATTATACGGAGTTATTCTAGTCAATAAAAAGACTTTTGAAAGAGAGTGCATTAAAGTTGGAATCGCTAAAGGTAAGGACTGGCGTCATGTAGTTAAAAGGAGCGGAGGGTTCAAGGGGTATGACCTTAGGATTCAGCGTACCTATGCTAGTACACTTTATGAGGTGTATCAGTATGAGCAAAGACTACATAAAGCATTTGAAAAAGATAGTTATAAACCGAAACAAAAGTTCGGAGGACACACCGAGTGTTTTACTATTGATAGTGATATTTTGAAAGCGTTTCCAGATAGAGAAGGGTTAATTTGGGTATGATTATAGAACACGGAATAAGATTTAATATAATAGGCATTGAGAAAGGCTTTTGGTCAGTTGACCAATGCAATGATATGATTAGAGAACATCAAGATAAGTTTGTACCCTTTTCTTCTACAAAAATGCAGAATCATGGGGCTGCAGAACAACCCCGTAATTATCCTATTGAGTCTAATAGGGCTAAAGTTAAGTCCGTACCTGATGATATTCACCAATTAGTTAGAGAATACAATAGAAATAGTTATAATTTTGCACTATCTGATGAGACCACTCAGTATATAAATAGGCTTACTCCTAGTGAGGATTTAAATTGGCACAAAGACAATTTAGAAGAAATAGAAACTTTATATACTAAAAGAGCCCCTTATCGTATTAGTTGTGTAGTATATCTTAATAACAAATTTGAAGGCGGAGCAACAGAAATATACAGGTATAAACCTTTTAATCTAAATACAGGAGATGCCCTGTTATTTTGTTGTGATATGTGGCATAGGAGTACCCCTGTAACAAAAGGAGTAAAGTTCTCATTCAATATGTGGACACGAGGAGTACCTTTTCGATGAAAATAGTTGGAATTAGTGAGGGATTTCATGACGCTTCCGCTTCTTTAGTGGAAGTTTCTCCCTATACAGATGAAGTAAGTATTCTCGAAGCACACCACGCAGAAAGGTTTACTGGAAAGAAGAACGATCCAGTCCTCCCAGAATTTTTACGATATCCACACGCAGATGTCTCCGTTTTTTACGAAGATACTGAACTTAAGAACCAACGTAGAGCAGATCAAAACATGTCTCTCACAAAATATGAGAATAGGTGTTCATACCATTTAAGACATCATGAAAGTCATGCAGCAGCAGCGTATTATACTGCGCCTTTTGATGATGATATTGTTATAGTTGTAATTGATGCTATTGGAGAGTGGGACTGTTCAAGTATTTGGGTTCCGAGAAACGGAAAATTAGAATGTGTCAGCAACTGGAAATACCCACATAGTATCGGACTATTCTACAGTGCTATAACGAAACGTATTGGATTGAAACCAAACGAAGATGAATACATTACTATGGGTATGGCGGCTTATGGAGAACCAAAGCTAAACATGAGATGGATGTTTGACCTACCAGATAAAAATTGGCACAGGGGAATACCTCTAGTATACTTTCAAGGACAGGCTCCTGAAGATATAGCGGCAAGTGCACAGCTAGAGATAGAGAGACAGATTACACAAGTAATGAATGTAGCACAAAACTACGGAAAGAATCTTTGTTATGGAGGCGGAGTAGCTTTAAACTGTGTGGCTAATAGTAAGATATTACCTAGCAGATTTAACAAGACATGGATATTTCCTAATCCAGGCGATGCAGGAAGTAGTTTAGGAGCGGCACTAGGTTATCTAGGACGCAAAGTTGAATATAAACATTGTTTTTGGGGTAATGAAATAGTAGGTTCACCTAACCCAAGAAGAATAGTAGATTATCTACTTTTAAATAAAGTAGTAGGAGTAGCAAATGGAAAAACAGAATTTGGACCTAGAGCTTTGGGCAATCGTTCTCTGCTCGGTGATGTGCGGTATGATATTAAACGCACAGTTAATCGTATTAAAAGACGACAGAAGTTCCGCCCTTTTGCCCCCGCAATCTTGGAGGAGTATTTTGATGACTACTTTGAAGGAGAGAAAAACGAATTTATGCAATACACCTGTAAAGCCAAGCATGACTACAAATCAGTCACGCATGTTGATGGTAGCGCAAGAGTTCAGGTCGTAACTAAAGACAACCCTTCAATCCTAAGAAAGATACTAGAAAATTATTATGAAAGAACTGGAATACCAATGTTACTAAATACAAGTCTAAATGTGAAAGGAAAGCCTATGGTTAATGATGGCGTGCAGGCAGATGAGTTTAGAAAATTAACAGGAGTACATGTATTTTGATTTACTTTAATGGTTGCAGTTTTGTTAATGGTTTTGAACTTAAAGATAAGTACAGGACTCGTTTTTCTGCTATTGTTGCTAAAGAATTAGGGCAAGAGGAAGATAATGACGCTAAAGTAGGAGGCTCTAATGATAGGATTTGGAGAACTACTATGAATCATTGTTTAACTAATAAATACGATTTAGTAGTTATAATGTGGACAGGTATAAATAGACTAGAATACTTAGAGACTACAGAAAATACCTCGGGCAACAAATATAAACCTACCCACCAATTACAAAACCCTAGATGGAGATGTACTAATTGGGAAGATTTTGCACTATCTCATAGAACCTTAGAGATTGATAGAGAAACCACAAACTTATTTCATCACCCTGATTTATCTGATCATCATTATTACTATTTAAATGGTTATATGAAGGAAATAAGAAACATAAAACATAACCTAAAGTATACAATACAGTATATGCTTTCAACAAAATACTTTTTAGAACAATTAGATATTCCTTATCTATTTTATACATTTTCTAGTGGACAGTACAAGCCTTTCTTGTATTTGCTAGATGAGGACTATTTAGAAGCCACCAACAACTACTGGGATTCTGTAGAATTAAGTAAAAAACAGATCGTAAAAGAACTTCCTTGCCTAGAGGAGGACGGGTTTTATGACATAACCACAAAACACAAGTTACCTTTAGGCAAGAAAGACCACCCATTAGAAGAAGCACATAGCTTAATGGCGGCAAAGATATTACAGGACATAAAACACAATGAAATATATTAAAAAAATTATCAAGCGAATCAAAATTTTGTACTTCGAGTATAAGCTACGCAAAACTTACAAGGAAGATACCTATGTCTATGAAGACGAAGAAAATTTTAATCTCAAAAAATAAGTGATAAACTGAAAAAATCTCTTGACACACGGTGAAATTTTTAGTATAATATACAATATAAATGAAAAAGAATGAGAATTGAGCGAATGGAACAAATTTTAGCCCCAACGAACTGCCCCTCTTGCGATAGCGATTTAGAGTTTATTAACGAACTACTTTACTGCTTTAACAAGATGTGTCCAGCTCAATGGGACAAAAAATTACAACACTTCGCCTCATCTTTGAAAATAAAGGGGCTAGGCCCTTCAACTATTAAAAAGTTGGATCTCCTAGATTATCCAGAACTTTATGAGCTATCTGTCGGGGAGATTACCGTCAGACTGGGCTCTGAAAAATTGGCAACCAAGTTGGTAAACGAGATAGAAAAATCTAAAACAACTGATCTTCAAACCTTATTACCAAGTTTTGCTATACCGCTTTTTGGTCGGTCAGCTTCTCAGAAATTATGCGAAAAAATAACTTCTATCGAAGAGGTTTCCGAAGCAAGCTGTACTGAAGCAGGTATCGGTCCGAAAGCAACATCTAATCTATTGAATTGGTTAGATACCGAGTTTTATGCAAATGAGTACGACAAACTATTACCTTTTACTTTCAAATCTAAGAAAGTTGTAAAACGAGATATAATAGGAACTGTCTGTATTTCGGGCAGACTCAAGAGTTTCCCTAGCAAAGCTCATGCACAAAAAGTTCTAGAAAACCACGGCTATGCCGTAAAAACCAGTCTGACAAAGGACTGCACTTATTTAATAAATGAGAGTGGAATAGAGTCAGCCAAAACGCAGACTGCTCGGGAACGAGGAGTCATTATTATTAACAACTTAAACCAATTTATAGAGGAAAAATAAAATGGCATTACCTAAATGGACAGACGAAAGAACAGCATCATTAGAATCTTTCGTTGGTGACGAAACCCCCGTTTCTCAAGCTACAGTAGCAGCAGCTGCTGAGGATCTTGAAACTTCAGTAAGAAGTGTAAGCTCCAAGCTAAGAAAAATGGGATATGATGTAGAGCTCGCTTCTAGTAGCAATACTAAGTCTTTTACAGACGATCAAGAAGCAACTTTAAGAGCTTTTGTAACTGACAATTCTGGCGGTTACACTTACGCTGAGATCGCTTCAAACTTTGAAAGCGGATCTTTCAGTGCAAAATCAATACAAGGTAAGATCCTTTCTATGCAACTTACAGAGCATGTGAAACCAGCCCCTAAAGTAGAAAGTGTTAAAACTTATACTGAAGCTGAAGAAGCAACTTTTGTAGGAATGGTTAATGACGGCGCATTTATCGAAGGAATTGCAGAGTCTCTAGGAAAGAGTGTAAACTCTATCAGAGGGAAAGCACTTTCTTTACTTAGAGCTGGCGAAATAAACGCTATCCCTAAGCAAGAGCACACTAAAGGTTCTGGAAAAGCAGATCCACTAGCTGAGCTTACAATCGACGACATGACTGTTGAAGAAATTGCTGATGAAATCGGTAAAACTGTAAGAGGTGTAAAGACTATGTTGACAAGACGTGGACTTATATGCGCTGACTACGACGGTTCAGCAAGAAAAGAAAGAGTTCAATCTTAACTTTTTATTGTCAGGAACAACTAGGGGAGATTTAATCTTCCCTAGTTAATCTTGGGAGAGATAAATGACAGTAGAGAGTGCATTACTTAAGCAAATTCTTGCGGAAGGAGATTTCGATTCATGGAATCGCCTGAAGCAACATTACCTACCCGAAGGCGAATATCAAAAGTTATGGAAGGTAGTGGACAAGCACGTCCACAAATTTCATGCTCTCCCAACATTTGATGCTTTAAAAGCAGAGATTAGGTCTCGGGAACTACAGGAAAAAGTATATGCAATCGAAGCTGTCGAAACTGATGTACCTGCATACGAGTTACTAGAGTATCTCAAGGATCAATTTACCCAAACGGAAATATTGAATAAACTTGAGTACTATATTGATGAAACAATTAGTATCGCAGATGCAAAAGAAAACATAGACCACCTACAAGAAATTGTAGTACAGGTTCAAGATAGAGTTGATACAATGGCAGATAGTGACGAAATGGATACTATTGAGTTGTTTGACTCTGAAGAAGATTTAGCTAATTATCTACCTCTTGGGTTAAACCAAGATTACGATATTAACTTTCAGTTCTCTCCCAAAGACTTGGTCGTTGTGGGAGCACAAAGAGGACACGGAAAATCTTTCACTTGTTGTAATGTAGCAGTACACGCACAACAAGCTGGCCGAAGTGTTCTTTATTTTACAATAGAAATGGATTCTAGACCAATCCTCCAAAGAATGTGTAGCATGGCTACAGGCATTCCTCTTGGTAGACTTATAAAGAGAAATCTTTTTGAGAAAGAATGGAATAGAATAGGAGAATGGTGGGCAGATCGTTTCATCGGAGGAGATGAAGTACTTAAACAGTATGACATCTACAATGATTTCGATAAGTTCCATTATGCTCTATCCAGAAATTGTGAGATAAAGAAAGAAGGACAGATAGATGTGTTCTACGATCCTGGCTTAACTATGGCTAAAGTTATTAGCACAGTTAGACAGAAGAAAGTAGAATACCCTGACCTCGGTTTAATAGTCATTGATTATTTAAACCAAGTGCGTCGCCACAACGTTCCGAGTCGCTCTGGGCAGTACGAATGGACAGAACAAATTGAGATAAGTAAAGCAATGAAAACGCTTGCTCAAGATCAAAATTGCATGGTTCTGTCTGCCTACCAAACAAATCCCAAAGGTGAAGCACGATTCTCAAGAGGTATTCTTGACGCGGTCGATGCTGCATTCACCCTAGAACATTGGGGCAAAGAAGAAAATTGTATTAAGTTCAAATGCGATAAAATGAGAAACGGTGAAATGAAATCTTTTGTTAGTGAGCTCGATTGGGAGACACTAAAGATTGGTCCAATGACTGCATTGGATCCCGATCAAAAAGAAGATTTAAAAGAACAAATGGGAGGTACTGGTGAAACGTACAGTGATTTATGACGTAACAAGTATTCCCTTTCAAGCTGCCGTATTTGAAGTTAGTATGAAAAACTTTCCTACAGCTAATTTTAAGGAACTAAACTCAGGCGAGTTTGTTCCTATTTGGCTAGAAAGACAAAAGGAAAGAATACATTTACGCTTATTTACTTTTATAGAATCAGTATTAAATCAAGGCTTTAGAGAGCCAGTTGTAATATGGAGTGATATTAAAAGTGGAAAAATGAGAATACACCCTGGCGTAAATCAGTTTATTTTATTTAACTTAATTAAAGATCAAAAGATTACAATTCATAAGAAGTATTATGATTTAAGAGGTTGGGTAGTAGATTTTAACTGCCAACATAGAAACGAATACTTAGGAATATTTGAAGATATTAAACCCATAGAAAGAGATAGATATGGGAATCTTAACTTAGAGTGGAAATTAGATCATAGAACAACACCAGATGGAGAAGATCAGTATGAGTTCTCTCCAAAAAGAGCCTTCTATCTAGGCGATGTATATTACAAAGGTACAGAAGAAAGGTGGAAGTACAAACAAGAAGCACACAGAGGTTTCGGGTGTTGGTATAAAGGGAAAAAGTATTACGATATTGGCGGGAATGATCCCGTACAGTATGAAATTAAAACAGTTTCAGGAATCTATCAGTTGTTTTTACAACACTTTTTTGATTGGAGTACTGAAATTTGGACAGAGAAACATTATGAAAGCAGGTAAAATATGGGGACAAACAGAACTAATCCACGCCAACGGAGTTCTGGAGTTCCATAGAATAGAGTATAAAGCTGGCTACAAATGTTCAGAACATGAACACGAGTTCAAATGGAATGGATTTTTTGTAGAATCAGGCAAAATGCTCATTAGAGTTTGGCAAACCGATTACGACTTAGTAGACAAAACAGTATTAAATCCGGGCGACTTTACACAAGTTAAGCCAGGTTGTATCCATCAATTCGAAGGATTAGAAGATGGAGTTGCATTTGAACTGTATTGGGCTGAGTTTAATCACAATGATATTAAAAGACGTACAGTAGGTAATCTAGTTACGACCTATCCACCAGAAGATAATCCTTCTGATATAGAAAGAGACTATGATGATCCTATCCAAAAAGTATTTGAACAGATAGAAAGACGCAAGGATCACTCCATCTTAGGGAAGGGTTCAGTTCTAAAATGATTGATCCCGGTGAACTATTTATGTTAGGAGCATTTATGAAAATTAAAAAGATAAGTAAAGTTAATCCTGTTGCAAAGGCATCAAGGAATAAGTCTGGCGCGGGCGCACATAAGTCTAAAAAAGACTATGATAGGAAAGTAGGAAAAGAAGAACTAATAGACTTATTAAGACAACAACAAGAGATAACCAAAGGTATGGAATGGTTTCGTCTAGAAAAAGAAATTCGAGAGTTGTTAGATGAGGACGAAGATGGCAAATGATAGAATAAGCAGAGCAACAGCAGAGCTAGTACCATTACCACCACACACTTGGTATGTTAAAAAGATTTCTTGGCTTTTAGAACAACCTAAAGTTAAAGAAAATATAAAAGGTGTACCATTGAATAAAAATTTAATGGAGAGCTTATCAGAACATGGAATGTTAAGTCCTATTTTGACTATGCCTAACTGGTACCCAATAGCGGGTAGTCAGAGAATGAGGTGTATGGCAGAGTTAGTTCCAGATAATCCATGGCTTGGAGATCAGGAAATAAGAGTTTGCAATATAGATAAAGAATATTGGCTAGTATGGTATCTATGGGGAGAAAAAGATTTTAGAGACAAGGCAGTCGCAATCTATTTTCAAATGGTTGAATTGGTTTGGAAGAGCATGTACTATGAAGAAGCAAAAGATCCCAGTGGTAAATTGATGACAGATTTTGAAAAGGAAGGGGACGAACTTGAATGGAACCATAAATCAGAATTGGGGCAGGCAAGAATTAAAGCAAAAAGATTGAAGGATCTAATAAAGAGACCATTAGAACCTGATCCCGATAAGTACGAATAGTCCTCAGGAAAATAGTTCTTGACAAAAGGTTAAAAATTTAGTATAATATATAAATAATGATAGCAATAGATTTACTAAGCGAGCGCAACATAGATTTTTCCGTCAAAGGACAAGATGCTATCATCTCATGTTTAAATCCTGAACATGATGACAGCAACCCTAGCTTAAGGGTTGACAAGGTAACAGGCATAATGCATTGTTTTTCCTGTGGTTTCTCAGGAAACCTATTCACACACTTTGGGGCTCCAGAGAGTCCGTTAGAAGTAAGAATACACAGATTGAAAGACAAAATTGCGAAGTCAAAAGCGCAAACTGTAGGTATCCAACTCCCAGAGGATAGAATAGAATGGAAGGGTGGTTCCTTTAGGAACATCTCAGAGGAAACTCTGAAGATATGGCAGGCTTTCACTTGGAATGTTCCAAAGTTTGAAGGTCGCATCATCTTTCCCATTCGAGACATTACAGGAAAGACAGTAGCATTGTTAGGCAGAAAGATTAGTGGAATGACAGATAAGTATTATATCTATCCACAAGGAGTAGAAATGCCCTTCTGCCCAGCGAAGGTTAAACCTATGAATAATAGAGTAATCCTAGTAGAAGGAATATTTGATGCTCTAAATTTATGGGATCACGGATTAAGAAATACAGTATGTTGTTTCGGAACCCAACAAATGAATTGGGTAAAGCTCTCACTTTTAAAATTACAGGGAGTACAGGGAATAGACATAATGTATGATGGGGACGAAGCTGGTCAAACAGCAGCAGAGACTCTAAAAGGAGTCGCAGAGAAGATGGAAATGGGAGTACAAATAATAAAACTCCCGCCTGGACAAGACCCAGGCGACTTCAATGCAGACATGGTTAAAAGATTAAAGAAACAATTATACGGAAAAGAATGAGACGATGGTATCAAATACTGTGGGGAAGCAGAAAAGAAGAAGAACTTGAGGAAAAGGTCTATGCAGACGCTGATCCTGACGATTTAACAATAGAGAACGCATATAAGACTAGATGGATATGGTATCATACTATCCTAGCAGGACTTATGTTTTTTGCTAATATGATTATGTTAGCTATATTTTTATTACTGGCGATTAAATTATGAACTTAGATTACGAAATAGAATTAAGAGATGCTATCTTCGGATTGCATACTCGTAGATTCGGCACAGTTGCCGAGATTATGGTTAAAAAGATAATTAACGGAGCTATGAGCAAACAGTTAAATTATGATCTTTTTGACAAAATTAACAATGTCAGAGTAGAGTGTAAGTTTTCACGAGTACAAAGATCACATACTGTGAAAATAACGGAACAGAATGTTCTAAAGGCTTTACAGTTTGAAAGTGATAGGCATATCTTGTTCGCAGAACGAGAAGATTATGATTGGGACAGTAATATTCAGCAAGTGAAGAAGTCTGAATTTGACCAATTATTTTACGGAGTATTCTTCTCTGATCTTATAGTGATATTTAAAATAGACGCTGATGAGATAGGAGAAAATGTTAATTACTCCGACAAACAACACAGGGGAAATACTGGAGAAGGACAGTTCCATTTGAACAACAAGAATATCCAGTATCATTTAAAAAACCACTTATATAAGTATATAAGTTATAACGAGTTACAAGAATGGCTACAATAGCACTAATAGAAACAAAACCAACTGCTCAGAATTACGATAAGTATTTTGAGTTTGAATTTGACAGATTTGCCTTATGTTCAGATAGTTCTAAACAGAAGGTATTAAAGAAAGATGTGGATTTAGAAATAAATTCAGATGATTATGACTGGCTCATTCTAGTTGGCGCTGAAGCATTCAAATACTTTACTAGGAAAACCTCAGTAACAGAGTATAATGGTAAGATTATTGATGAGAAATTTTTAGCACTTATCAATCCTTCTATCATTAGATTTAAACCTGAAGCAAAGAAAGCATTTGAAGAAGCAGTACAAAGTATTAGTGGTTATGTTAGTGGCGAATTAAAATTAGAGAAATTAGATGAAGATAAATGTTACGGAATCCAAGACAAACAAACAGCACTTAAATTCTTACAGGACGCAATTGATGCTCCAAGACCATACATTGCCCTTGACTCGGAGACCAGCGCTCTTTATGCTAGAGATGGTTATATGCTTGGTTTCAGTATGTCTTATGAGCCTAATCACGGTATATATTGCGACGCTGATATTATAGATGTAGATATAGAAAGTAAAATGCAAGAACTGTTTAGATTAAAAACAGTAGTCTTTCATAATGCTAAATTTGATTTACAATGGTTTGAATATCATTTTGGATTTGTCTTTCCAAAATTTGAAGATACAATGCTTATGCATTATATGTTTGATGAAAACCCAGGCACTCACGGTCTTAAACAACTTGCAATGAAGCATACTCCATACGGAGATTATGAAAAACCATTAGATGACTGGAGTGCTAACTATAGGAAACAGCACGGCATACTTAAAGCCGCCTTCAGTTATGATTTGATACCTTTTGATATAATGAAGAACTACGCAGCTATGGACGCTGTAGTAACCTTTTTATTATATGAGAAGATGTCGGCAGCTATAGTTAAGAATAAAAAACTTAAGTGGGTATATGATAATATATTACTTGAGGGTTGTAACTTCTTAAAGCAAGTAGAAAGTAATGGAGTACCTTTTGATAGGGAAAGATTAGAATTTGCACAAGAAGTTATGAGCAAGGACATTGAAGCTGCAATAGAAAAGCTATATGAGTTTCCAGAAGTTAGACAGTTTGAGAAAGCTAAAGGATCTAATTTTAACCCAAATAGTACAGTCCAATTACGATCACTTTTATATGATTATATTGGTCTAACCCCAACGGGTAAAAAGACGGGTACTGGGGCTGATTCCACTGATGCCGAGGTTTTAGGGCAGTTGGCGGCAAGTCATGCAGTTCCGAAACTTATCCTTGAGATACGGCAGAAAGTAAAAATTAAATCTACATATTTGGATAAAATTATACCAAATTTAGATAGAGACAAAAGATTAAGAACAGGATTCAATTTACATGGAACTACTAGCGGTAGACTATCTAGTAGTGGAAAATTGAATATGCAGCAATTGCCTAGAGATAATCCAACTGTTAAAGGTTGCATAAAAGCAAACGAAGGACACAAGATTGTTTCAATGGATTTGACTACGGCGGAAGTGTATGTTGCCGCGGTTTTGTCAAAAGACAAAGGTTTGCAAGATGTATTTAAGAGTGGAGGAAATTTCCATTCTACTATTGCAAAACAAGTCTTTAAACTACCTTGTGAGGTCGGTCAAGTAGATGAACTCTACGGAGATAGGCGTCAACAAGCAAAAGCTGTTACATTTGGAATAATGTATGGAGCTGGCCCAGCTAAGATTAGTTGGCAGGTAACAAAGGACTCTGGGAAAGAGTTTAACATACGAGAAGCAAGTAGAGTTATTGCGGGATACTTTGAGTCATTCCCCAATCTTAAGAAGTGGCTAGATGATTGTAATGCTTTTATTAGGGCAAATGCATTTATTTATAGTCAGTTTGGGCGGAAGCGTAGACTTCCCAATGCCCAGAGTAAGGATAAAGGTATCTCATCTCACGAGATTCGTAGTGGCATTAACTTCTTGGTTCAATCTGTTGCGTCAGACATCAACCTATTGGGCGCAGTAGATATGCAAAAATATATCAATAGGACGGGGATGAAATCCAAGATATTCGGGCTAGTGCATGACTCAATTCTAGCAGAAGTGCCTGAAGATGAAATGGAAATCTATTGTGAAAAACTGAAATTCTTCGTTCAAAGAGATCGAGGATTTTCAATACCAGGCTGCCCTGTGGGTTGTGACTTTGAAATAGGGGACGACTACAGTTTTGGTAAGTGGGAAAATTATTATAAGTAAATGAACTTAAAAGAAAAAAGGAGGGCACGCGTCGGCCCTAATGATTACAGACGCAATAAAAAAGCGAGACAAGATGAAGATACCGCATTAGTTATGATGGTTATGATGATCTTCGCCTCGATTGGTTACATGTTATGTTCCTTATAGGAGAGGTAGATGAGAAAAATAGGTATTACAGGTCATACAAGCGGAATAGGTAAAGAAATCTATGACCATTGTATGTTCAAAGGATATGAAGTTTATGGGTATAGTAGAGCTACAGGCTTTAATATGGCGAACGACGAAGCAAATGATATTATCAATGATATTTTGAGAAAAGATTTAGATTATGTCTTTAATAATGCATGGTTTCCTAGACTTCAAAGTAAGATTTTAAAAGTATTACACACTCAATGGAGAGACAGAGAAGGTAAGTATATAATCAATACTGGATCTGGAAGTATATATCAACCTGGCTTAACAGGGGAGATATACGAATATGATAAAAAAGAATTAAGAGACTATTGTCTTGAGGCTGGTAGTAAGTGGCCTTACGATAATAAATGCAGAATCTTTAATGTTAGTCTCGGTTGGGTAAACACAGCATTAGTAGATAAGAATGAGAACTTTCTCGATCCGTACGAAGCGGCACTAATAATGACGAACTTAATGGAAGAACAGAATTATATAATTCCTGAAATTGTAGTATCTAATAAACAGATTCCTAGAAAGGACATTGATAAAGTAGTTGAGCAAGCAGCAGATAGAATGGTTGAATCAATTACACAAAGTAACCGATCTGCAAATGCTAGTAAATGAAGCTAGATTAGGGTTTGTTCACATACCTCGAACAGGTGGAACAAGTGTTGAACGAGCTCTTGCAGTAAAGTATAGAAGTGCTACGGCAATGGTCAATCCGCAGCCAATGAAACAAGCTATACAAAAGACGACTACAGTCACTCATGGTACTAAAGAACTTCAGAAGAAGCACGCTACGTACCATGAGATGATTCAGTTTTATCCTGACTATAAGTATTATACTGTAGTAAGACACCCTCAAGCAAGGTTTGAGAGTATCTACCGCTTCTTTGTATGGACTAACTTAGTACATACACCTTTTGAGGAGTGGGTTTACCGTATGATATATGGGTTAATGTATGATGTACCTAATACAGTAGTAGATAATGAACCGTATTTAGTGGATATGAATTTTCCACATTTACAAGTAGACTTTATAGGTAAAGCAGAAGTACATAAGCTAGAAGAACAAACGATTTGGGAAGCATTAAATATTCAGCCTCGGCATGACTTTAGTGTTCCCAATAATACTTACAGACCAATAAAATGGAGCAAAGATAGTATAAAACTGATGGAAAAATTCTATCAGAAAGACTATGAGATATTAAATTATGATAGAAACAGTTAAAAAACATATAAACAAAATCATGGTATTATTTTGTATAATAGGCATGATATTAGCCCCCGACAATCCTTCATTCGCAGTAATGTGCTTATGCCTTATTGCAGTAATGCTTAAGATAGGCGGGAAACATTTAAATGATGCAGTATTAAAATGGTGGATTAGCAGATGATTATGACATCTGAGGAAATTGCGGAGCAAGTAGCAAGTGCAGATCCTAGAACTAATGCTTATATGCCTCTTAGTGCTGGTGTAGAAAGCACAGCTACACTATTATACGCAGTAAAAGACCCAGAGATATTTCCGTGGTGTGTACATTGGTACGAACCACGCTATAGAGGGTTTGCTGATGCAATGGCTTTTTATAGTAGAAAACAAGCTGAGTACTTTGGTTTACCGTATGGAAACGATACCAGTATGCTTTCTACTATAGGACACACTAGAGAAGTTCCAATTATTATAAATGGATTGAGTGCTTTTATGCAATGTGTAATTGGTAGTCCAGGTAAGTTTAAATTCAAGTGGTTTATGATGGGCGGTAATGCTGAAGATGATATGCGTATGCGTTTACAATTCAGAGAATACCGTAAAATTATGATAAACTATCTAAGTGATTGTTTAGACACATCTGGAGTGCATTTACCTGCAATCCAAGAAGTACCAGAGATAAGAAATCCATTAGATTTTATGTCTAAAGCAGAGATGCTTTCTTTGATAATGAGAGTTGATCCAAAGTTATATGAAATGATTTGGTATTGTATCTTTCCTCAAGGAACATTACATGGAAAAGATAATGAGATTACTGGTTATATTCCATGTGGAAAATGCTATAAGTGTGGAGAATTTCAAAACGCTAATAAACTAGCAAAAGACGCTGTATTTAGATACCAAGAAGGAAAAGAATATTATACTAGATTTTTTGATATAGAGCAAAAGATAGGGAAAGATTCAGTTGGATAGTAATATAACTTGGGAAATACATCAAGGCTTCCTAGAGAAAGAAACTTGCGATCTTCTAGAACAACATTTTGAATTTCAGAAAGAAAATGGAAGATGTCATTATGGAGACATTAACGGAGTTAGACAAGGAAAATCCTTTGATCTATACGGAGATAGCTTTTGTGAAGCTATAGGAGTATATAAAGCTCCTATTATAAGTAAACAAATGGGGATAGATTTAAGTCTTACTTATGGAATTATGAGAGAGTATCAAAGGGGCGCAGTCCTTAAATACCATAGAGATCGTTGGCAATGTGAGTATTCCGCGACTATACAAATAAGTGAAGGGGTATGGCCTATACATTTTGCAGAACCATACCTTGGAGGTAAATGGGAACCATCTGCCTCAGTAATTTTACAAAGAGGAGATGCTCTATTCTTTAAAGGACATGAGACTTTTCATGGCAGAGATGCCTTAAAACATGAAACATCTAGGCATCTATTTTTACATTATGTTGAAAAGAATAGTCCCTTAGATATGAAAGATAACAGACCAGGTTATGGAATGTTAAACACACAAGATAAACAGACTAGGCTACGGGCTGTTTATAGAAATGCAGGCGAAGCAAAATAATTAAGAGGATACAAAAATGAAACAGCAGCACATTATAAAGATACCTAGAGGCAAAGAGCGACAAGCTATAAAGATTAAAGAAGAGCATAGTGATAGTATCATTAAAGAGATTAGACACTTTTGCGATTTAACAAAAGCAGAGTGGCATGCAATAGTTGAACAACGAATAAATCAATTCGTAGTATGGAATAAACGTATTATGAACCCAGTAGATGAGCATGATGAAGATGCTCATTTTATAATGATTTGGGAAAATGAAGGTGGCATGGGGTATAAAAAATTACTAGGTTGTACTAGAGTTTGTCTTCCCTTTAGTCATAACTATGTAAATGTAGAAACAGGTGAGCAATACGGTTATCCAGTATGGGATAAATGTACAATAGTAGATATGCGAATATCTATGTTTCCTACACCAAAATCTAAAGCAGTATGTCATATGTGGGCTCCTGAATGGGGATTAAAGATTACAGGCACACAGAATGGCATGATGGATATGTACGCAGACGGACACCCAATACTCCTAACACATGCAAAACACGAACCAAACTTACACTTTATTGGGGAGCATATTGATAACTGGGGATATAAAGGTTACAGATGGGTTTACGAACCTGAAAATAGAAAAGAATCGGAGAAAATTTTATCACATTGGCTAATGGACTATGACCAATATGACTGGACATAGAAGACGATTCCATCAAAAGTTAAGAAGAAGGCAACAATCGCAGAGAAGATGTATGAGACTACAAAAAACCAGAGCGTATACTATAAGGGACTTAATCTTCCCCTTATTTGTTATACACACAGATAATACCGAAGTAATAGATGGTATACTCTGGATTGAGGATCAAGTCTTAGATGACTTGAATATGCCAGGCGAAACTTTAGGGGCAAGAAGATTACAGAGTCCAATGAAAAGTATCTATCCCTTAAAGTATATGATCGAAGATGAAATTGGACTAATGAAACACAGGGGAACTACATTTATTGATAATGACGGAAAAGTCATAAACTATGAAAAGACTAGAAGTCTTAAGTTAAAATATCATAAAATATCTAAGAGAGAGAAGAAAGGAATAGCCACAGTCTTGTGGTTAAAAGATGTACCTTTTCCATTCGCAGAGAAAAGCCCGCCCGATATAGAAATTACTTGGGCAGGGGTTTTATACGACTCTGGAATCCCTTGGAAAATATACGAATTTTCTGAAGAAAAGAAAAAGGACACTTGGAGAAAGATTTGAAAAACGGAACACGCAAATGGTTGGCAATTATGATAATACTAGGCATTGGTTTAATGCTAGTAAGTTGTCAAGTGTATGAACCAATAGACGGGCTGTGTTATACAGATAAACGAGGGACTTATCTGTGTGAAGAAACTGAGAGAACACTAGAAATCGAAAGAGAACTAGAAGAAGAAATAGAGCAGCAGATTATAGACCCTCCAATGGATATGTTTGAGCATTGTAGAGGGTTACAGGAAACTGATGCCTGGCACTGGTGTATCAACATACATAGGATAGCATAATGGATTTACAAAAAATTATAGAAAGAATGCACGAAGGCATTATCTTATTAGAGTACACAAGTCTAATTAGTGGTGAACTTAAAAAGAGAGAAGTAACTACTTGCTGGGAATTCTTACCAGAAAAAGGCAAAGTATTTGGAGAGCATTGGACACAAAATGCGTCAGACGAAAAGTTACTATGCTATGATATAGAGTTTCAGAGATGGGACGATATAGACGTTAATACAATAATTGACTGGCAAGAAATTGAGGGGAAAGATTGGAAAGTAAAACAAGCAAAAGTTACTGACCTTAATTGGGACGGAAACTAATGTGCGGTTTTGCAGGAACTACTAATCACCCTCTAATAGAGATGATGATTAAAAAACAGGAGCATCGCGGACCTGATGCTCTTGAGTATTGGAGTGATGAAAATTTTGCCTTTGCTCATGTACTTTTAGACATCAATGGAGAAAGACAAGTACAGCCTTATATAACACCTAAAGGTAATGTATTATTGTTTAATGGGGAAATGTATGACACGACAATTCCCAATGATACAGAATGGCTAGGAAAAGCATTGGACAAGTATGGATTCAAATTTTTGGAGCATACAGATTGGCATGGATCAATCGCGTGGTACCTACCTAAGCAGGGCAAATTAGTTCTAATACGAGATCATTTTGGGGCGAAACCTTTATGGTGGAGATGGGACGGAGCGCAGTTTGAATTTAGTACAACTTTGACTAGTTTTTTCGGAAAAGAAATTGATGAGTCTAAATTCAATGCGAAGTTTTTAAAGAATACTCAAAGTTTTGGAGATCAAAGCATTTACAAGTCTATCTATAAGGTAGAGCCAGGCGGGTGGTTAGAGTTTGATTTAAACGATAATTTTAAATTAACTAGAAGGAACTTATGGAGTTTTTTTGATATTGGATCTGAGAAGCTAGACACAGCAGAGTTTAGGTTTAATATCAAAGAAGCAGTCAATAAAGTTGCAAAAAACATAAATAAGACAGCGCTATTTTTAAGTGGTGGAATGGATAGTACAATAGTTGCTTCCCTTTTAAGAGATTCTGATGTAGATATAGAAGTTTTTACAATGGGATATAACTTAGGTCAAAAAGGATTACATTGGGGGCATAAAGAACACGCTTGGGAATCTGATATGGCAGTTAAAACTGCTAGAGATTGGGGATATAAAGTACACAGAGTAACCCTAGATAGAGATGACAGGGCACACTTTGGAAAGATGTGGTTAGCAAATACACATTATATGTGGTCTGATCATAATAGACAAGCTCCTAGATATTTATTATGCCAAGCAGCGAAAGAAGCAGGGTGTAAAGTAATTCTTTCAGGAGACAGCGGAGATGAATTGTTCACAGGATACAATCATCACAAAAATAGATTAGAGAATGATGGACATAATGAAAACCATGTTGAATTCTTTAAGCAACAACGATGGTTTCCATATAAAGCATTTGGAGACGATTTATTAAGTAATACTTTGTTTACAGATTTACTATGTACTTCAGAACAGAATATACTAGCAACAGATCAGACTGCGGGAATGTTTGGAATGGAAAGTAGAATTCCTTTACTTACTCAGTCCTTTGCTAAGTATTGTTTAAGTATAAAAGGAAGTGTAAAGTTTAGACAAACAAAGAAGTACCACAAAGGTACAAACAAATTTTTAATGCGGGAAGTAATGAAAGATTACTTACCCGAACATGTACGCTTAAGAACTCAAAAAGTGGGTTGGTCTAGTCCTTGGGATAATAACCACCCTGAGTTGAGTCCTAAGTGGAGACAACAAGCAGCACAATTTATTAGAACAATTATATAATGGCAAAAGGAAAAAAACAAATAGTATATATGATTCCAGAAGGGGAGTCAAGGGATAGCCATACCTACCACTATACAACACACAAAACAGCAAGTATGCTTTCAGATGGTAAAAAACTTAGACTAAGAAAGTTTAACCCAGTAAAAAATAAACATGAAATGTTTGTAGAAGCAAAGTTACCGAGACACACAAAATGAAAAATCAAAAAGCATCAGAATTATGGGGTAGATATAGAACAACTACTTACGATTGGTACTTAAAGTGGGTAGCTAGTGTAATTATACTCTGTGCTATGTCTATAAGAGGAGTTCCTCATCTAACAGAATGGGATCTAACGTTATCAACTATTGGAGTGTTTCTCTGGTTGATAGTATCTCTTGTATGGAAAGATAGAGCTTTAATTTTACTAAATGGAGTAGGTTTACTATTCCTAGCGAAAACTTATATAAGTATGTATTTGGTATGACCCCTCAAGAATTACCTATGCCCATAGTTGGGGGCTACTTGTTTTTGTTCAGTATGTGTGCGATACTATTCTATATTGCATGGAAGGACAAATGAAAGCAGTTTTTAGTAACAGAATACAAATAGAAGGAAATACTGCATTGCTTACAGAAATGGAGGAAGAGCTTACATATACATTACCTCCTCGTATGCCTCAAGATCCTCCTATGGTATTAAAAACAATTAGACCTTTAAGAGATGGTTTAGTTTCTATACCAATGGGAAGGACGGATTTAGTCCCAGACGATTACGAGATTATCGATAAGAGGATTAAAATGCCAGTACAATTTCCTGACTTTAAGTTTACTTTAAGGCAAAGTCAAAAAATGACAGTTGATGAGGTAGAAGACAGCGCTATAATTAACGCTTGGGTAAGTTGGGGAAAGACAGTAGCAGCTTTAGCAATAGCTAAGAAACTTGGACAAAAGACACTAGTAGTAACACATACAACCAATTTGAGGAACCAATGGGAAAAAGAAGTACACAAAGCTTTCGGGATACAAGCTGGCAGAATCGGGTCAGGAGTAATGAACACTTCACCCCCAATAACTATCGGGAACATTCAGACTTTATACCGTCGTATCCCAGAGATAAAAAATTTGTTCGGGACAGTAATTTTAGACGAGATGCATCACGTTTCGTCCCCTACATTTACCCGAATAATAGATGAAATGCCTGCAAGATATAAAGTGGGACTAACAGGAACATTAGAAAGAAAAGATGGTAGGCATGTAGTATTTAGGGATTACTTTGGGCACAATGTTTTAAAACCGCCTAAAGAGAATTATATGACTCCAAAGGTTGATGTCATTAAATCGGAAGTACGATTTCTAGATGGCTCTTATACACCTTGGGCTGAGAGAGTTAATCATCTAGTAAATACAGAGGAGTATGTGCATAGTATAAGTTTGATTGCTTCTAAGTATGCAGCCGAAGGGCACAAAGTATTAGTAGTATCGGACAGAGTTGCATTTCTAAAAGTTTGTCATAGATTGGTAGGAGATAATTCAGTATGTATTACAGGGGATATGGAATTTGCAGAAAGAGAAAAAACTATGAAACTAATTGGAGGATCTAAAAATATACTGTTTGGAACACAAGCGATATTTTCAGAAGGTATATCTTTAGATGATCTTAGTTGTCTAGTATTGGCTACACCAGTAAATAATGAACCACTATTAACACAGTTAATTGGTAGAGTAATACGACAAAAAGAAGGCAAGTTACAGCCTACTGTTGTAGATATTCATTTAAAAGGTAAAACAGCTACTAGGCAGGCAAATGCCAGAATGGGTTATTACATAAAACAAGATTATAAGGTACGAGTATTATGACGGGGTTTGAAAGGAATGTGTTGAGCAGAGAAAAAATAGTGCTTGACAAACGCTTGTATTTTTGGTATAATATATGATATATTATAATTGGAAAAAGATTGTAGAAGCGAGCAACGGAAATGTTGGTGATATTATTACAATCCTTAGAATAATTACTTATAGACTTACACCTAAGAATTATTATGATAAAACATTCAAGTTTTATGAAAAGAATTTTGGTGGTAGTAGTTTTCTGATAAACCCAGATAAACTACTTACTACTGGTCGTGCTCAGTATAGTGATAAAGAAGTTGCGGAATATGTTGGTGTCGCATCATATCGCAATTATCATGAGTACGTAAAAACTAAAGACACTACTTTAGACCTCATTTTCTGTAAAGTTAGTGAGGACATTATTAGAAAAAACAGACTGCTCGAAATTAGAGAAGGGTTTATTTACTTTAAATTTGAGGAGACAATAACGGAGAAAAATTATGGCAATTAGCTTTAATCAAACCAAGGGCTCAGCCCAAAAAGACAAAATTGAAACCTACAATTTTGGCAACCGAGAGGATCACAAAGTTCGTCTAGTAGGCGATCTGCTTCCTCGTTATGTTTATTGGGTTAAAGGCGAGAACAACAAAAATATTCCAATGGAATGTTTGTCGTTCGATAGGGCAACCGAAACCTTTAACAACAAGGAACACGATCACGTTCGTGATTTTTACCCTGACTTGAAATGTGGTTGGGCTTATGCAGTCCAAGGCATCGACTACTCTGACAATAAGATCAAAGTGGTTAACCTGAAAAGAAAACTTTTCGACCAAATTCTAGTCGCTATGGAAGACTTAGGCAACCCAACAGATAATGAAGCTGGCTGGGACGTTTATTTTAAAAGATTGAAGACTGGACCGCAGGTCTTTAATGTAGAGTACCAATTACAGGCACTCAAATGTAAGCCTCGTGCTTTAGAAGATTGGGAATCAGAAT